ATCACTAACAATTTTGTTCATACTTTCTCCGTTTACCTTTAAGAAGAAATGTTCTTCTGGATTTACAATTCCCATTAAATCAGGGTCTAGCATTAGTCGACCTTCAATACATTCTTCAGCCCAGTTTGGTTGTCCTGCACTTATTTGTCCGTAAACAGGGCACATATATACTCTTTTGTTTGAATCATCTATATTAGAAATATTATTTCGTATATCAGTTTTGCATAAAAGATAGTCTATACTGCAATTAAATATAGAAGATAATTTCATAAGAACTTCTAAGCTAGGTTTTCTATCTTCTTTTTCATACATTGCAATAGTACTTTTGGCACCATCAAGTTTGTCTGCTAATTCTTGTTGAGTCATATTAAATTCTTCTCTTAATAATTTTATTCTGTTCATTTTGTACCTCCTTGCAAAATGATTATAGCACACTAGAAGTGTACTTTGCAAGAGTTTTCAAGAAAAAAGTTTGCTTAGAGTATCAAGGGTTTTGAGATGATTTGAAAAATTAATAAAAAAATTTTTTAGAAAACACTTGACAGTTCACTAAAAGTATAATATACTGTGAGTGAACTTGAAGAAAGGAGGAAACATAATGGCGAGAGAAAAGCTTAGAGAATATAGACTTTCAACAAACAAAACACAAGAAGAAATGGCTAGAAAATGGGGGATTACACTGTCTTTTTATAAACAAATAGAATGTGGTGCTAAAAATCCAAGTATTGAAAAAATAAAAGAATTTAAAAAATCTTTTCCGTTAGCAGATGCGGATAAAATTTTTTTATCTTAAAAGTTCACTAAAAGAGAACAAAAGGGAGAGGTGAGAATGTGTCAGAAGAAGAGTTGAAAAAATTAAAAGAAGAATTGAAAAGAGAAATTTTAAATGAAATGACAAGTAAGCAATTAGTAAAAGATAATGCTTGGAAGACAGTAAAAGAAGAATTTGAAAAGATGTTTTATTCAAAAGGATATAAAAATCACAGAGAACAATGCCAAATATTTTGTGCAATATCCACAATCGTAAGATATTCATTAGGATATAACCAAGTACAAAGTATACCTGCCGATAGAGTAGAAGATATAAGACAAATAATGTTTAAGGTTCTTAATATATTCCCTAACAGAAAGGAGGAAAAATAAAATGCCAGCAACCAAATTGCAACAAAGAGCAAGAACTAAGTACATAACAGTACAAGAATTTCAAAATCAGTACAGTTTAAGCAAAGCACAAGCATACAAGATATTAAAGATGCCAGAATTTGAAGAAGTAAAAATCAAAATAGGGCAAAAAGGAATAAGACTAGATTTAGATAGAACATTTGAGATAATGCAACAATTATTTTGTTAAAAGGAGGGAGAAACAAATGAAAAAACAACTACAAGGATTTATATTCTGGACAATAGCAATAGCATTTATATTGCTAATGACAACAATAGGACAAGCATTAGCAAGCTTAATAACAATGGATATGATTATGACAGTAGTATACATAGCATTAGGGTATGGAATTACATACATATTAAAGAATTAGAAAGGAGATGAGTAATATGTGGGAAACAAAAAGAGGTTTACAAAGAGAGTTAGATAATGCAGAAGAAAGAGTAGTATTTCATTATAAAAGAGCAAATAAAGCTGAAAAGATAGTTGAAACAATAGCAAAAATAATAGAACAAGAAGAATCAAACAAAACACCAACAGTATATATCGTAGAAAAAATAAAAAGAGTTATTTTCACAAACGCCAATTTGAACAAATAACCCTTTAAAAACGCTTATATAAACATTCTCTTTTAGTATTTTACCATACTTTAAGAGATTTGTCAAAGGAGAGAATATGGAAGAACAAGAAATATTAGAAATTGACATTGGAGATTTAAGGCATGCATACCAAAAGATGCAAGAAGTTTTAAATGATTTAAAAGATGTAGATGGATTAGATGATGACTATATAGAACTTAATGAAATTGCAGAAAGAATAAATGATTTAAGAATAGACAAAGAAGTGAAGTTAGAAAGACTGGAGGAACTAGCATATGCCTAATGAAGAGAATAGATATTCAGAAATAATAAAAAGTTATACGTTTGAGCAATTAGTATACGAAAGAGCAATATTAGACAAAGAAAAAGACAATGTATACATCAAAGATAAAGAGTTAAAAGAAGAATTTAAAAGAAGATTGTCAGGAGAGAAGTAATATGGATTATTTAGATAGATTAGATGAAGAAAAGATAATATATGGAGAATATCCAGGCAAAAAAGAAATTGAAAATTATAAGGAGGAAAATTAATTATGAGTATGATAGCAAAAAGTGAAGGAAATTCAAATATAAAAAGATTAGAAGATGGAGTATATACAGCAGTATCAAGTATGTTAGTAGATATGGGAGTACAAAAGAGTGAGAAATACGGAAAAAGTTCAAGAAAGTTTATTATAGTTTGGAATATTGAAAACGAATTTGTTGAAGTAAATGGAGAGCAATTGCCAAGAGTAATGAGTAAAGAATACACAATGTCATTAGGAGAAAAAAGTAATCTTAGAAAAGATTTACAAGCTTGGAGAGGAAAACAATTTACACCGGAAGAATTAGAAGGCTTTAATTTATTAAATATCCTTAATAAAGGATGCCAATTACAAATATTAAATACAGAAAATAATGGAAAAACATATACAAATATTGTATCAATAATGGCACTACCAAAAGGAATGGAAGTAAGTGGAGTAGATAAAACAATTGTATTTGATACATATGATGAAACAACATGGAACAACTATACACAAATACCAAATTGGATGCAAGAAAGAATAAAACAATGTGAAAATCTTAGTGAAAATGGATTAGATCTATTTATAAAAGAATATGAAGAAAGCAAACCACAAGAAACAAAACAAGAGAGTGGAGAAATGCAAGTTCCAGAAGATGATTTGCCATTCTAGGAGGACAATATGTGGGATGATATAGAAGAAGCAATTAAAGAATTAAACAAAACATTGTCAGAATATAAAAATATACAAAAAGATTATGCTTTAAAAGAGTATAAATATAGAACAGCATTAAGTAAAAGATTAGTACAGTTAAGAGCAGAAGGACAAGCAGTAACACATTTGGCAGACATTGCAAGAGGTATGGAAGATATTGCGGAATTAAGATTTAACAGAGATATAGCGGAAGGCTTAGTGAAGAGTGCGGAAGAAGGAATAAACTTCTATAAACTCAAAATAAGAGAGCTGGAGGCACAACATTCTAGAGAGTGGGGTGCAACGAAGTTTCAATGATAGTAAAAGATTTAAGAAGTTCATTCTATCCAGTACCAAAGACATCGCCGAAAATATCGCCGAAAAACGGCCGAAAACCGGACGAAAAAGAAAAAAAGTCCGGCCGAAAACGGACAAAAAGAAGACTTCTGCATAATGCCAAAAAGTAAATTATATAGCACAGTAAGAACAGAAATATATTGTGAGAGGCATGAGGTTTATTTTTCAAAGGCTTATAGGCAAAAGAGTATAAATGATGGCTTAATAGTATTTTTAACAAGAGAAAGCCATCGTGGAACGAATGGAGTACATGGTAAAAACGGAGACAAACTAAACAGACAATTAAAACGATTAGCAGAAAAAGCATGGACGAGTTATTATAACAAAACAAAAGAAGAATTTATTAGAGAATATGGAAAAATAAAAATTTAGGAGGAATTGAAAATGGAAACGGTGTGCGAATCAAAAGATATTAAAACGGTTAATGATTTTATGAAAGAAAACAATGAAATGATTTTAAATGTAAGGTATTTAACAGAAGAAATAAAAAATAATATTTTTGGGTGTAGTGGAGAGAAAAGGGAAGATAATCAAAATCCAACTTGTATGATACAAGCATTAGATATGCAAAATTATAATTTACGAAGGACATTAGAGGATTTAAATTTTATTATCAGAACATTAAGACCCAATAATTAGACAACAATGGGTATTACAACAATAAGTAGTACCCTTAATTTACAAAAGGAGGAAAGTGAATGGATAGTTTTATAAAAATAACAGAAGACATTTATTATGATGCAGACAGAGAGACGGATATAAAAGAGTATCTAACTGATAATGTATCCACACATTTAATAGCTTTAAGTTCAGATTCACAAATGGCTTTAGAAGAAAGCTTAGTTGATTGTGAAAGTCCGATTGAACAATTATTGTCATTAGCACTAGAAGAATTAAAAATAAAATATATTTATAAATTTAATCCATTTATAGATGTTGTAGAGGTAGAGAAACAAAAAACAATAGTGTGTGAAGATAAAAAATATAGAGTTGATTTTTTAATACCAGTAATTTATAAGAATCAAGAAAATAAATGCTTTGTAATTGAATGTGATGGGCATGAGTTTCATCAGAAAACAAAAGAACAAGTAGAAAGAGATAATACCAGAATGAGAAACCTTCAAAAAAGCGGATATGAAGTAATTAGATTTAGCGGAACTGAAATATGGCATAGACCATATAAGTGTGCAAATGAAGTTTTAAATATTATCTTATCTAAATGTAAATACATAAAGGAGGAAAATCAAAATGGCAAGGAAAAGGATGGTATCTCCTAATTTCTGGACAGATGAAAAAATAGGAGAATGTTCAATTCAAGAAAGAATGCTTTTTATGGGACTAATTAGTAATGCAGATGATGAAGGATATGGCAGAGCAAATCCGAAGTTATTAAAATCATTAATATTTCCTTATGATGATATAAGAGCTTCCGATTTAGAAAAATGGCTTTCCCACTTAGGCGGATTAAAAATGGTAGTTTTGTATAAATATGAAGAACAAACCTACTACTATCTCCCTAATTTTCTAAAACATCAAACTATTAATAAGCCTACAGAAACAGACTTTCCAAGACTTGACAAAGAACGGTGTGGTAGTACTACGGTAGTGGTACGGTAGCATTACCGCCTAAAGGAAAAGAAGATAATAGAAAAGAAATAGAAGAGAAAAGAAATAAAATAAAAGGAATATATAATGCCATTTGCACAAATTTACCTCAAGTTCAAAAACTAACAGATAAACGAAAAAAGGCGATAGATAATTTTATTAAAGAATTTTCAGAGGAACAATTTGAGCAAATATGTAAAATAGCAAATTCTAGCGACTTCCTTACAGGAAAAAATGATAAAGGTTGGAAAGCAGATTTTGATTTCTTAATGAGAACAGATAAAGCTACAAATATATTAGAAGGTAAATATAACAATGGAAAAAGCAACAAAACTAATTTTAATGGACGAGAATATGAAGCAGGAGAATTAAATAGCTTATATGCAAATTTATAGATAGGAGTTGATACAAATGAAAACAACACAGAAACAAAGAGTAATAGATTATATAAAACAGTTCGGTAGTATATCTTCGTGGGAAGCATATGCAGATTTAGGAATAACACAACTAGGAGCGAGAATAGACCAATTAAAGAAAGATGGCTATGAATTTGAAACCGAATGGGAAAGTAAAAAGAACAGGTATGGAGAGAACACGACATACAAGAGATACAAAATAGCAGAGATGATTGAAGAAAATATGAATCATATACCTGTTATGGATTAGGAGGAAACAATGGGAACAAATTATTATGCTGTAAGGAATAAAGCAAGCCTAGAAGAACCAATACATATAGGAAAAAGTTCAATGGGATGGTTATTTGCATTTCAAGAGCAAAATGATACTTGGAGAGATATTCCTGTTGAATGGCACACATTTAATCAGGTAAAAGAATGGTTATATAAAAACACAGTTGAGTCTAAAAAATATGTAATTTTAGATGAATATGATAGAAAAATAAGTTACAAGAAATTTATAGACTTGGTTGAACAAAAACAAAAAGACAAACATTGTTTATCAAATCCAGATAATTTTAACTATAGCAAAAATGTAGATGGTTATAGATTTTCTAGTGGAGATTTTAGTTAGGAGAAAAACATGAGTAGTAACAAAAGTGCAAAGAATAAGCTAATAGAATTATATGGAGAAGAATGTTTTATAGAAAAGTTACATTTAAGACCAGGAGGCTATAAAGAAAAGTACAAGAGTAAAGGGCAATATAAGAGAATGAAAGAGCTTACCTATCATCACATAGTTAAGAAAGAATTTGGTGGACCAGCAACAGTAGAGAATGGAGCTTTGCTTTCAGCAGAGAATCATGCATGGTTTCACAAACAATCAGAAGCCAAACAAGCAGAACTTAATAGAATATTTCAAGAGTACAAGCTAGGTATTCTAGAAATGCAAAATGGTAGAGTTGTACAAGCACAAGTATTAAAC